CCTTCGCCGGATCGACGTGCTCGGTGCCGTCGAAGAACCACTGGTGAGGCATACTTCGCACAGTGCGAAGTATGGAAAGCTCCGACGTGAGCATGGCCTCGTCGATCCAGGCGGCGAAGATGCGGTCAAGCACCGCCTCGGCCAGATGCGTCTGTTCCACGCGGATCGACTTGTAGTAGGTCTGGTGATCCAGGCGACCGGAGGCGTAGTTGTAGCCCGACGAATTGCAGGCGGCGATGTTGTACGGCAGGTTCAGGCAACGCGCGATCTCGTTGAGAATCTCCCGTTTGAACTCGGCGTAACTGGTCGTCGGCTGCTGCGCTTCGATCTGCCCCAGCCGCCAGCCATCCGGCAGCACCGTGGCCATGCGCTTCTCGAGCTCGACCACGTCCATCGGTTCGAGGGCCTGGGCTTCGCCGTTGGCCGGAGCGTCGGTGAACAGCACGGCCGCGAAGTCGGCGGCGGTTTCAGCGGCGGCGATCACGGCCAGCGTGTAGCGCCGCAACTGTGCGAACAATGGCAGTGCGGGCGTGATCTCCGGAATCCCCCGGTGTTGGCCGGGCCGGTCGCTGCGGAACCAGTGGACCACCGCGTCGGCGGGCACTAGGTCATACTGCGTCTTCCACGCGGTCATGTCGCCAGGGTGTTGACGCAGGATCGTGTAGGTTTGCGGGTTGCCCCATCCATCGAGCGTGATGCCGTCGATGTCGCTGATCGTCGGCAGCACCGACATGATCGGCGACGCCACCCGGTCGGCCTCGACCAGATGCACATCGAGCATCACCGGCGAATCGACGTTCGGATTGGCGGTCATCACGGCGAACGCTTCGCCATCGGTTGCCTTGGCCAGCCGCATCGTGCGGAGCTTCTCGGCCAGATTGACCGCCTTGGCCCACTCGGCGAACGCGGCTTCGACCGCATGGTTGGCGCTGGCGTTGTCAGTCAGCAACTGGAGTCTCGGGCCGGTGCCGATGCAGTCGTTGGCGATGGTCAGCACGATGCCCTTGGCGTAGCTGTTGTTGGCCACTTCGTAACGGGCACGTTCGCGGAGTTTCTTGCGGACATCGGACGAAGCGGCACCATCGGCCGACAGCGCGTCGGCCATCGCCCAGTGCCGGGCGTTCTCCGCCGTGGTCTGCGCCGCGTCGTAGCGGGCACGGACCACCGCCGGGAGGGAGCGTTTCTGGGAGGAAGCCTTCCTGTCTTTGCGGAACGGCCACATCAGACGGTCCCTCCCGGCGAGATCTTCGCGAGCTTGACGCCCAGCCCCTTGGCGCGACTGGCCTTCTTCGACTCCAGGTACTTGTCAGCGGCGATCTGCTCGGAGAGCTTGTGCTGCTCGACGCTGCCCGAGTCGCCGCTGGCCTTGGCCGGGCCTTCAGCGTTGGTCTTGATCGAGTTGTCGAGGGTGTCGGTCACGTCCCTGCGGCTCCCATGACGGTCTTCCAATGGCCGTCACGGGGTTATTCGCTCGCCGCAGACGAACTCCTTACACCCAAGAATGGATTCCTCGAAGATGGTTCCAATACTGGAACTTTCAGCCGCCAATGCGCTCGCGAGTGATGATTTCGCGGCCGCAGTGGCGGCATATCCGCTTGCGCAGGATGTGATCGTCTTTGGCGCGGGTGTAGTAGGCGCGGAGGTCGCGGCACCCGCACTTGGGACAAGCGAGGCCCGTCTTTCGCATCGGTGCCTTTGTCGCTGTCGTCATCGCCTGCCCCTTTGCAGTTCGGAAAGCTTGACGCGCTGGCGAGATTGCACTGACCGGGATTCCACGCCCGCAAGCGCAGCGCCCTGAATCGATCCGGCCACGGCGCAGCCGACCAGGCAGTCCAGCCAGTGGTTGTCCGGGCGCGTGGCGCGGAGTTTCCATTCGTCGACGGTCCGGTCGCGGGCGACGGTCTTGACGCGGTACTCGGCCGTCAGGTGATCCGCCAGCAGACGATGAGCCTTGCTGTCGCGGCCGAACAGCGACAGGCAGCCCGGATCGCCCATGGCCACGGCCAGGCGGGCGTGGACGAACGTCTTCCAGTAGTTCGTGTCGATCAGGGCGTGCCGAACCTGGCGGCGGCCGATCGTGTTCGGGATGCGCCAGTGCAGACCGACGCGGTCGCCTCGCTTGCGCTTGTACTCGCTGAACGGCACACTCGACGCACCGACGTACTTGCCGTGGCTGGGCAGCAGGATGCCCGCAAAACTGCTCTGCCGGCAGAACTGGTAAACCACGTCCGTGGACTGGCCCCAGTTGGCGTCGACCAGGCAGCGGTCGATCCGCATCTCCGCGCCGTCCTCGCGTCGATAGGCGCGGGAGAGCTTCTCGGCGGTGAGCTTCTCCAGCCCACCGAAGATCTGGCCTTCGAGTCCGGCACCGGGCGTCGCGCGGCCCAACGTGGAATGGACGTCCCGAAGTGTGAAGTAAGCCCGCTTCTGCTCGGGCCACGCGCCGTAGTCCACGATGTAGCCGGTGAAGTTTTCTTCCCAGGCACAGAGCATCCAGAACAGTACCTTCTGCTGCACGTCGATGAACATCGTCAGATGGTTGCAGCCGATGGGAATCTCGCCGGGGCGGTAGCCGTTGAGCTTGGCAGCTACAGCATCGGCAGTGAGCATCTCCTCGCCGATCTCCTCCACGATCGGTTCGTTCTGGTACTCGGCGAAGAACGCGGCTTCGTCACGGTAGCGCAGGTTCATCGCGTGTTGGATGGCGCTGGCCTCGTCCTCGTTGAAGCGCTGCGGCCAAGCGATGACCGCGCCCTTGTCCATCGCGTCGCGGTTGGCGATGTAGAACTCAGTGGCCTCGCTGCCATCGCCGTCGTTGCGAAGAGAATCGGCCCGCAGTTCGGCGTACTTGGCCCAGAGCTTCTCGCTCGAGGGGAAGGCGTAGACCATCTTCGTCCGTTCGCCTTGCCATTCCGGGTGTTTCTCGCGGTCCAGGATGTTGTCCGCCATATCCGCAGGGCGAATGACCGTGCAGGCCATCAGGCCGGCGATCTTCTTGCCGGGACCGGCCATGCCCAGCACGTCACCGGCCAAAATCGCCTCACGCCGCTGAGACTGCGACGGCGACCAGGCCGATTCGGTCGTCTGCGGGTCATCGACCATCACCAGCTGCGGGCGCACGACCTGGCCGTCAGCGCGAGCGTAATTCTGCCCGCGAATGTCGCTGCCCTTCATGCCGCTGGAGGAGATGACCACGCCCGACGCCTTCGATCCCGCGATGGTCGGCAATACGATCCGATCCGACGCCCAGTCGATCCGCGTCGGCTCGCCGTTGTGCTTCTGGCCCTTCTGCCGGTTGGTGATCCGCTCGAGGCACTGGATCGGATACGTCACCTCGGGGAAGTCCGCCTGCAGGAGCGGATTGGTCTCCAACCAGATCTTGATGTTCTCCAGCAGGTCGCGGGCGCGTTCGGCGCTGGCGGCGATCAGGCAGACGAACGGCGTCGCCCCGATCAGCGCCGACCACAGCACGGCCGTCTGGCACAGCACCGTCTTGCCGCTGCCGCGCGGCATGGCCATCGCGAACAGCCCGCCGGTGCAAACCGCCTTCTCGATCTTGTCGATCACGCGCAGGTGGTCGTCGGACCATGGGAAGTAGAAGACCTCCTGGAAATACGTCTCGCAGAACTCCCGGAACGAGGCTTCGCATCGCGCCTTGCGCTCGGGATCAACGACGGCGGGAATCTCCCCGATGTCCTGGGCGGCGCGAACCGCCTCGGCGTTGCGCTCGGCCTGGCGTGCTTTCTGTTCCTCATAGGTCAGCGGCTCGGCCTTCGGCTTGAAGTATTCCAGCGTCATCCACGCGGCGTAGCGAAACAGGTCGACCGTTCGCGTATCGCCGATGGTGTAGCCGGCCTGGTTGCGGTGGCGGCGCAGCTGGAACTCGGTCAGGACGCTGCCACGCCCGGCGGAATTCACCAGCCGCAGGAGGTCCGCCGGCCGCAGCTTGCGTGGGTCAATCTTCGCGGCCACCGGCCACCTCCTCGGCCAGGTAGGCCACGTACTCGATCAGGCTGAACGTCCCGTCCGCCCGGGCCAGGCCCCCGGCCTCGACCACCTCGCGGACCTGCTCTGGCGTCACGCGCCGCCGGTACGCGGAGGCCAGAATCTTGGCCGCCTGATCGGGCGTCAGGGCCGTGATTTTCAAGGATTCGGCGGTCATATCTCTAGCGCCCCTGCATGCTTGTGGGAATCTGTAAGTTCTGTCTCCACAGGCGTTTAATTGACTTGATGGGGTCGCGATTCCATGGCTGAATGTGTGTGTAACGCAGGCGAAGACAAGGAGATACGCCATGAAGAAGGCCACGAAAAGAAACGCGAAGAACACCACCCAACGCGACTGGCACGACCTCAAGCCCGGCGACGTGATCTGGTTCGCCAACGGCTGGTTCGAGGTCTTCGACGCCTACCCCAGCAGCCGCGACACCGTGACCGTCAAGCTGATCGTCGACAACGCCTACACCTGCCACATCGAGACCTACCAGGTTCGCACGCACGACAAGGCCACCTGCCAGGCCTGAAACCGAAAGGAGACGCCGACCATGCGACTGACACGAATCGACTTCGAAGGACGCCACGAGATCAATGGCCAAGCGGGCCACTGGTACGCCACCGCCCAGCGCCGCGATGGCATGCACAACGGGCCGGACATCGT